ATGCCAGTCTTGCGCCCCCCCCCCCCAGAGGAGCAGGTGAATCGGAATGATTATCCCCTCCGGCATGAATCATGATCGCCCGTTCTTTTATCTGGCTTATTTTTTTTATTTTTGGACTCAGAACCGGGTTTTCTGCATTTCCTTCTGAGTTGACATAGAGTGCTGGTAGATCACCCAGATGGCCCTCCGGATTGTACGGCCCAAGATGTTTATTTGTTTGTTCAGGATCATAATGCCCACCGGCAGCAAGAGCTGGCACTTTTTTTCCATTAATCAGACCGGGATCACAACTGGCATTTTCATGGATATGAAAGCCATGTAACCCTGGTGGCAGTTCTTTCAGATGAGGAGTGAACAGCAATCCGTAGCTGGTTTCTGAAATAGTTATTTCCCCTATATTTTTCCCTACTCCTTCTGAGGAAACGAGATTTACAGGGATCGTCATTGTATCAGCCATTACGGCTCCACTAAGTAGCGCAGTTACAGCAAGTATTTTTTTATCATAAATACCCCGTCATTTCGTGTTGTTAATCAAGGTGATTTAAGTTTTAACAAATGAAATACAACAGATGCATTTTTGTTGCAAGCGGTCGTTATATGGTTCGCATAAAATTGATTACTGTTTCGGGAATTATCTATGGGTAAAGGTGGCAGTAAGGGGCATACCCCGCGCGAAGTGAAGGACAACCTGAAATCATCCCAGCTGCTGAGCGTGATAGACGCCATCAGTGAAGGACCGATTGAAGGTCCGGTGGATGGATTAAAAAGTGTGCTGCTGAACAGTACGCCAGTGCTGGACAGTGAGGGGAATACCAATATCTCCGGTGTCACGGTGGTGTTCCGGGCAGGTGAGCAGGAGCAGACACCGCCGGAGGGATTTGAATCCTCCGGCTCCGAGACGGTGCTGGGTACGGAAGTGAAATATGACACGCCGATCACCCGCACCATTACGTCTGCAAACATCGACCGTCTGCGCTTTACCTTCGGTGTGCAGGCACTGGTGGAAACCACTTCAAAGGGGGACCGGAATCCGTCGGAAGTCCGCCTGCTGGTTCAGATACAACGTAACGGTGGCTGGGTGACGGAAAAAGACATCACCATTAAGGGCAAAACCACCTCGCAGTATCTGGCCTCGGTGGTGGTGGGTAACCTGCCGCCGCGCCCGTTTAATATCCGGATGCGCAGGATGACGCCGGACAGCACCACAGACCAGCTGCAGAACAAAACGCTCTGGTCGTCATACACCGAAATCATCGATGTGAAACAGTGCTACCCGAACACGGCACTGGTCGGCGTGCAGGTGGACTCGGAACAGTTCGGCAGCCAGCAGGTGAGCCGTAATTATCATCTTCGCGGGCGCATTCTGCAGGTGCCGTCGAACTATAACCCACAGACGCGGCAATACAGCGGTATCTGGGACGGAACGTTTAAGCCAGCATACAGCAACAACATGGCCTGGTGTCTGTGGGATATGCTGACCCATCCGCGCTACGGCATGGGGAAACGTCTTGGTGCGGCGGATGTGGACAAATGGGCGCTGTATGTCATCGGCCAGCATTGCGATCAGTCGGTGCCGGACGGTTTTGGCGGCACGGAGCCGCGCATCACCTGTAATGCGTACCTGACCACACAGCGCAAGGCGTGGGATGTGCTCAGTGATTTCTGCTCGGCGATGCGCTGTATGCCGGTATGGAACGGGCAGACGCTGACGTTCGTGCAGGACCGACCGTCGGATAAGGTGTGGACCTATAACCGCAGTAATGTGGTGATGCCGGATGATGGTGCGCCGTTCCGCTACAGCTTCAGCGCCCTGAAGGACCGCCATAATGCCGTTGAGGTGAACTGGATTGACCCGAATAACGGCTGGGAGACGGCGACAGAGCTTGTGGAGGACACGCAGGCCATTCTCCGTTACGGTCGTAACGTCACGAAGATGGATGCTTTTGGCTGTACCAGCCGGGGGCAGGCACACCGCGCCGGGCTGTGGCTGATTAAAACAGAACTGCTGGAAACGCAGACCGTGGACTTCAGCGTGGGTGCCGAAGGGCTTCGCCATGTACCGGGCGATGTCATTGAAATCTGCGATGATGACTATGCCGGTATCCGCACCGGCGGGCGCGTGCTGGCGGTAAACAGCCAGACGCGGACGCTGACGCTCGACCGTGAAATCACGCTGCCATCTTCCGGCACCACGCTGATAAGCCTGGTTGACGGGCAGGGGAGTCCGGTCAGCGTGGAGGTTCAGTCCGTCACCGACGGCGTGAAGGTGAAAGTGAGCCGTGTTCCTGACGGCGTTGCTGAATACAGCGTATGGGGGCTGAAGTTGCCGACGTTGCGCCAGCGCCTGTTCCGCTGCGTGAGTATCCGTGAGAACGACGACGGCACGTATGCCATCACCGCCGTGCAGCATGTACCCGAAAAAGAAGCCATCGTGGATAACGGGGCGCACTTTGACGGCGACCTGAGCAGCACGGTGAATGGCGTCACGCCGCCCGCGGTGCAGCACCTGACTGCCGAAGTTACCGCAGACAGCGGGGAATATCAGGTGCTGGCGCGCTGGGACACGCCGAAGGTGGTGAAGGGGGTGAGCTTCCTGCTTCGCCTGACCGTGGCAGCGGACGATGGCTGTGAGCGGCTGGTCAGTACGGCCAGGACGACGGAAACCACATACCGCTTCACGCAACTGGCGCTGGGGAACTACAGGCTGACTGTCCGGGCGGTAAATGCGTGGGGACAGCAGGGCGATCCGGAATCGGTATCGTTCCGGATTGCCGCACCGGCAGCGCCGTCTCGGATTGAGCTGACACCGGGCTATTTTCAGATAACCGCCACGCCGCATCTTGCGGTTTATGATCCGACGGTACAGTTTGAGTTCTGGTTCTCGGAAAAGCGGATTACCGATATCAGGCAGGTTGAAACCACAGCCCGCTATCTTGGTACGGCGCTGTACTGGATAGCCGCCAGTATCAATATCAAACCGGGCCATGATTATTATTTTTACGTTCGCAGTGTGAACACCGTTGGCAAATCGGCATTCGTGGAGGCTGTTGGTCAGCCGAGTGATGATGCATCCGGCTATCTGGATTTTTTCAAAGGCGAGATAGGGAAAACCCATCTGGCTCAGGAGCTGTAGACGCAGATTGATAACGGTCAGCTTGCGCCTGACCTGGCTGAAATCAGGACGTCCATTACGGATGTCAGCAATGAAATCACGCAGACCGTCAATAAGAAACTGGAAGACCAGAGTGCGGCAATTCAGCAGATACAGAAGGTTCAGATTGATACAAATAATAACCTGAACAGCATGTGGGCTGTGAAGCTGCAGCAGATGCAGGACGGACGCCTTTATATCGCGGGTATTGGTGCCGGTATTGAGAACACCCCTGACGGCATGCAGAGTCAGGTGCTGCTGGCGGCAGACAGGATTGCGATGATTAATCCTGCGAATGGCAACACAAAGCCGATGTTTGTTGGGCAGGGCGATCAGATATTCATGAACGACGTGTTCCTGAAACGCCTGACGGCCCCCACCATTACCAGCGGTGGAAATCCACCGGCATTTTCCCTGACTCCGGACGGAAAGCTGACCGCTAAAAATGCGGATATCAGTGGCAGTGTGAATGCGAACGCCGGGACGCTCAACAATGTCACGGTAAATGAAAACTGTACGATTAAGGGCATGCTGGAGGCGACTCAGGTCAGAGGTGACTTCGTTAAAGCTGTATCCAAATCATTCCCGAAACAGGCTGGTACGTGGGGTAACACGGAAACACCAAACGGGACGGTTACAGTCACCATCAGCGATGATCATAACTTTGACCGTCAAATCATTATTCCGCCCATTATCTTTAACGGAATAGCGTATAGCTATCCGGGAAGTGGTAATAACCCGGGAGGTACAAGATACACGGGTTATGGTTTTGAAGTTCGCAAAAACGGTGTATTAATCGCATCCAGAGAAACTAAAGGGGCCATTCCCGGTAGCTACAGTGCGGTTATTGA